AAGAAATGCTTGATGCATCGATCGCAAAGGAGTGTGCTCGTTTTGTGCTTCCTTTGGCAACGCCCACCAGACTTTACATGTCCGGCTCAGTTCGCTCATGGATCCATTATATCACTCTGAGATCTGCCAACGGAACGCAGAAGGAACACATGGACATCGCTCTGGAATGTAAGAAGATTTTTGCAGAGCAGTTTCCAACTTGTGCCGAAGCACTTGGTTGGTAATAAATATTCACACATCATTCAAAAACATGGCGACCTACCCAGTAAAGAACAAGTCCACAGGTGAGACAAAAGAAGTTGTGATGAGCGTACATGATTGGGATCAGTGGAGGGAAGATAACCCTGACTGGGAACGATACTATACCGCTGAAAACGCACCAGGTTTTGGTGAGGTGGGTGAGTGGAAAGACAAGCTCATCAAATCAAAACCTGGTTGGAATGAAGTGCTAGAAAAAGCACAGAACGCTCCTTCTGCCCGACAAAAGTTCAAGATCTAACTTATGCCTAGAAGAAAAAAGACGGACGATCCGATTGGTGTAGGACTTACTGCAAAGCAGATGCGCCGGAAGAAACCAATCAACACGGATCTCCTGGTTGACATTGAGCCTCTTACAGACAATCAAGAAAAGTTTTTCGCGGACTACAAAGCAGGTAAAAATCTATTTGCATATGGTTGTGCGGGTACAGGCAAGACGTTCATTGCCCTCTACAATGCCCTGAGAGAGGTTCTCTCTGGCGAGACACCCTACGAGAAGATTTACATCGTCAGGTCTCTTGTAGCGACCAGAGAGATTGGTTTCCTGCCTGGTGATCATGAGGATAAGTCATCTCTTTACCAGATTCCTTACAAGAATATGGTGAAGTATATGTTTGAACTCCCTAGTGAGTCAGACTTTGAGATGCTGTATGGTAATCTTAAAACTCAGGGGACGATTAGTTTCTGGTCCACCAGTTTCATTCGTGGCACCACACTTGACAATGCAATCGTCATTGTTGATGAGTGTCAGAACCTGAACTTCCATGAACTTGATTCAATCATCACTCGTATTGGTGAGAATAGTAAGATCATCTTCTCCGGTGATGGTGTTCAGTCTGATCTGACAAAGACTCATGAGAGAAATGGTATCTCTGATTTCACCCGTATTCTTTCTAAAATGGAATCGTTCTCTCTGATTGAGTTTGGTATCGAAGACATCGTTCGTTCTGGTCTGGTCAAAGAATACATCCTTGCAAAGAATGCTATTGGTCTGGTATGATTTACTCAGTATTCAATCCCAGAGGGGAGAAGATTGCTGACTGTGGGGCAGAGAGAGATGCACTCTTTCTAGTACATAGTAGAAACAAAAGGTGGGATGGACATTACTATTCATTCTACCCTCTTCCTGGTGATATCGTTGATGTGACTCCTGCAAAACAACTTCCTACTCGTGACATTGTTGTCAATATGGATGGTGGTGTTGGTGGTAGTTGGAGAGAAGTATCACTCCCTGAGAATAATCAAGAACCATTCATCCCCAGTTTTCACGACTAATGAATTTTACGCATTGTAATTACCTTGGTGATATTGAACTTAGTAAGAAAGAAACTCCCGGTTGCCGACTCTATCAAGTCCCGAATGGAGACTGGGTTCCTTCTATTACTTCTGTCACTTCTTTCTATAACCGCCAGATTTTTGCTAAGTGGCGCAAGCGAATTGGAGAAGAGGAAGCTAATCGAATTACGAAGAAAGCAACTACCCGTGGAACTGATTTCCATGAGGCTGCACAGGCATACCTGATGAACTTAGAACTGGACTGGAACGAGTTCCGTCCTGCCACACAGTTCATGTTCCATCATGCCAAGCCATATCTAGATAAGATAAATAATATTCACGCAATCGAGCGTACCCTCTTCTCCGAATACCTAGGTCTAGCAGGTAGAGTTGACTGCATCGGAGAGTATGAGGGTGAGTTAGCGATCATTGATTTCAAAACGTCGGAGAAAATCAAACCAGAAGCCTGGTTAGAAAACTACTTTGTTCAAGAGACTGCATACGCTTGTATGTACTATGAGATGACAGGTATTCCTGTCACCAAACTCATTACACTCATGGTTACACCGAGCGGTGAGGTCAAAGTATTTGACAAACGGAACAAAGACGACTATATTAAACTACTAGTTCGCTACATTAAAGAATTTGTCACCAACAATTTATCTTACGCCAATGCCAAATGAACTAGACGAAGCATTCCAGAAGAAGTTCTTGGGTCCTGCCAAGTTTGCACAGGAGATTGAAAGACTTGTGCAGGAGAACCATGAACTGAATTACATCGATGCTATCGTCGTGTTCTGTGATCAGAATAGCATTGAACTTGAATCTGTACCTAAATTATTATCAAAGCCTCTCAAAGAGAAGCTTAAATTCAACGCTATGGAATTAAACTTTTTGAAGCGAAGTTCCCGAGCAAAACTACCACTATGAACGACGAACAGGAAGACTTTTGGGTAGACTGGTCTATGCACATAGGCGAGGTCAAGATGTTTCATGATCACCTATGTTATGCCATCGAGTCATGGCCAGGATCACCAAGGCGACCTGTTGAGGAGCAAGAGTTCCTTAAATTTATGAGAGCAAAAACATTTGCGATGCTCATGGAGTATCAAATGGAAAGACCCTCATACGAAAATGACGATTGATTTCAAAAAATGTCGGAAAAAATTTCCGGCAAAAAATTGACCATATTACTTTTTCATGATGCCCATTGAGTGCTATAAGACCTATCTTGCGATGAAGCAGCACTTCACCAAGGATAGTTACGACTACCTGAAATATTGTGGTAGGATTAAAGCATCTCCTGCTGCCTTCAACAAAAGGAAGGACAGATATTTCTTTGAAAGAATGTCTCGGCAGAAAAATGATAAAGAGATCGAACAGTTCTTTGTCGCGAACTTTGCTAGTTGTGATGATCCACAGCGTCTTTACATGGCAGACATCGTAAAGAATGGAGAGAAAACATTTACAGCATGGCAAAAGAGAAATCAATCTCTCACATACATCTTCAAGAATGAGATTGAAGAATTATTTGATGACAAAAATTTTGATGCCATGTTTTATATCGATGGCAATCGTCATCCCGATATCCTTAAAGCATTTCTGAGAGGAAATGTTTCAATTGAAACGTTAATCATTCTAGAAAAAATACTTGGATACAAATCTAGGTTCGATAAGAAACTTGCAGACCCTGTGTGGGAACTGATATCATATCGTATTAACAAGTATGCACCCTTTCTAAATATTGACGTATTTCGCTATAAAAAAATTTTAAAGGAGACAATCCTATGAGTTTCTTCGACTCCGAAGTAGTTCGAGCAGAGATGACAGAGATCCAAGAACTTCAAGAAGAAGTTTATACAAAGGTCTTTGAGTTCCCTTCCATGTCGAAGGAGGACAAGATTGATCATGTTCAAATGCTGGAACGTTTGTTGGAGAAACAACGTGTGCTTTACACACGACTGTCACTCTCCGATGATCCTGAGGCAAAGATGATGAAGGAGAACATTGCCAAGTCCGCAAGGATGATGGGGATGCCTGAGAACATTGACATGAGTGTCGTCTTCGCCAACATGGAGAAGATGCTGAAAACCATGCGCCAACAGGTTGACAAGGACCCATTCTGAGTCCTATAATAACGAAGTACACACAAGCCAAACAACACAAGCCAAATCCAATGTCTTTTTCTGATCTTAAAAAACAGTCCCGTCTCGGTTCACTCACTTCCAAACTGGTTGCTGAGGTTGAAAAGACTGCCGTCAAGAGCGGTGGTGCAGACGAGCGACTGTGGAAACCATCCCTCGATAAGAGTGGCAATGGTTATGCCGTGATTCGTTTTCTTCCTGCTCCTGAGAGTGAGGATATTCCCTGGGCGAAAGTGTACAGCCACGCCTTCCAAGGTCCTGGTGGTTGGTACATCGAGAACTCTCTGACTACCATTGGTCAGAAAGATCCGGTGTCCGAGCACAATCGTGACCTGTGGAACAGTGGTAACGAAGCGGACAAGGATACTGTCCGCAAGCAGAAGCGTAAACTGTCCTATTACAGCAACATCTATGTTGTTAAGGACTCTACCAACCCCGAAAACGAAGGCAAAGTATTCCTGTTCAAATATGGCAAGAAAATCCACGACAAAATCCTCGCTGCCATGCAGCCAGAATTTGAGGATGAAACTCCTATCAACCCCTTTGACTTCTGGGAAGGTGCGGACTTCAAACTCAAAATTCGCAAGGTGGATGGCTACTGGAATTATGACAAGTCAGAGTTTGATTCTCCTGCACCTCTCCTTGATGACGATGATGCGCTTGAAGCAATCTGGAAGCAAGAACACTCCCTAGCAGAGTTCACTGCTCCCACCAGTTTCAAGTCCTATGAGGATCTGGAACGTCGTCTGAATCAAGTCCTGCGCGTCAAGCAGCAGCGTCCTATGGTTCAAGACGAGTCGTTTGAGGACGAGTCAGAGGGTCGTGGTGGTTTTAACGACGCTGATATTACCCTGAGCAATGCTAAGAAAGCATCTGCACCAGTTGAATCTAAGGATGAAGATGAAGATGATGCCCTGAGTTACTTCCAGAAACTCGCTGAGGCATGATCACTTGATCCTGATGTTATCTCCCTTCTTTAATTTGTCATTGATGTATTGAGAGGAGGGAGAATACGTCATAATCCTTTCTACATCATCTAATACAATACCCAAGAAGGCTGGTCTCAATACGTAGATCAGTCTTCTTTCATTTTGTAGACGTGTCTCAAATTGTTCATTCGTAATACCATCAGTGATACCTGATGCAATCACTTCCTTTCCTTGCACAGGATCTCTGTATGTGATAGAGAAGTTTTCATCTACTTCAAGTCCTTCTGGAACAATCAGATTATCACCTTGATCTCTAACTTCTTGTGTCTCATAGTGATGAATCTGCTGAGAACCAGCAACGCTTCCATACTTGTCAATCAGATGATTCTTAAAAGATGCATTTGTCAGAGGCCATTCCTCTCTTACATTGAGGATATTATTAACATGCAAGATAACCCAATCTAATTCTGGATCACCATAGAATTTTTCTGCTACGTTGTCAGGTCTTTCATCACCGACAATGGTATATCGAGTGAACGCAGTAAAATTCTGAAAGAGATCCTCTCTTACCTTTGCTCTTCTAAAAAGATTTTTTACCTCAACATAGTCAGTGCTGGATACCTTTTCGTCCAGTCTTGAAACGTAATTGAAGTCGGGTAGTTGTCTGAAATAACCCATTAGAATCCCATTCCTTCTGCGCCGTCACCACTCTCATAGTCCGTATCGTATATAGGTTCGATCTCTTGGAAACTGAATGAGAGATTGTATGCTACTGGTGAACCATCTTCATACGTCATGTATGCATTGTCTGGTGTATATGTCACACCAAAATTAGTTAATGCACATGGTTTAATTCTATTTAAGAACGGATGAACGCCACCCTTATGAATGAAATCAACGAAGAACATGTTGGGTGTGTACAAGAACAAAGCACCTTCTTGTAGTTTTGGTGCCATTGCTTTCTTAAACATCCTGATAATTTGTTTACAACTTGCTGCTTCTTTCTTGTCTCTTGGTGTCATTATGTATTGAAACTGAAAGGTTCTCAGTTCAGGACCAGAGAATAAGAGTTCAAGGTTGCTGTTCAGAACTGCACCTGTTGTTCTGGTGAGGACGTTACCACCTGTC